CCGTTCCGGACAATGTTCTTAAACTGCCAAGAATGTCTTGATCAATCTCTGCTGTAATCTCTTGTGCTAAAGCGGCCATAATCTCTGCTTCAACATCAAGCCCATGCTGGGATTGTGCATCTTGTGCGGCTTCAAAAGTCCAACGAGCGGACAGTCTGCGTGACTGAGCTTCGACTGTTTGCTTTAAGACTTGAATGGATAGCCTGTTACCGGCAACCCCTTCTAAATCTGCTGTTGGGCTCGGTGCGGCCGATGATCCTGGTGCACCTGAATAATTTGTTGCGATATCAAACGGACTAAGAGCTTCTTGACCTGCAGTTCCACCATTATCGGTGTCTGAGTATCGTACTCTTAACGTATGTATCTGTGCTACGGGTCCACTCATTGGTTGGACTCCGATTATTTCGTTAGCAATAACTGTAGGCATAACCCTGCGGATGACCGGTAAAATAACCTTATTCAATGTTGCAACGTTACCAGCATGTGAAGCACCAGCGGTTGCTGTCTCCATCAACTGGGAGCGTGTATTTTCTAAGGTTGTTTCCATGACAACTTTTTTGTTGCCTTGTAGACCGTCGCAGAGAGCCTCTTTTGTTTGTTGCCAATTTGACTCAAAAATTGCGTCTGCCATTATATTCTCCTACTTTTCTCTGTTTTTTACTTCATACCTGCTAATTTTTGCAGGTTTAAAATCTCAGCTTTTGCATCGCTGGTATCTGGATTAATGTGGATGGGTTTATTCCCGGTTACCACGGTCCGCCTTGATTGCGTTTCTGATTCTTTTATAACTTTAGTGTTTTCATTAAGTTTTTGCTTATTTGCTTCCTGCCTCTTCATCTTCTTAGCAGAAACAGCAGTTTCTTCATTTAATACACCAGGCAAGTACTTTTGATAAGAACCTCTAAGTTGATCTGTTTGGACACTCTCCAACAGTTCGCCCATGAGAGCTCTTTTACCCTTTGCCAGTGGGCTTAATAATTCACTTAAAACTTTTTCGCGTTTTGCGGAGTCCTCAGCGATTTTAATTTTTGCATTTGATGTTTTAATTTCATCGATTGCTTTTTGTAGAGTATTATTACTTTCATTAAGTTTTGACTCTAAATCTTCTACCCTGTTTTGGTACTTTTTGACTTCTGTTCCATCTGCAAGATGACTTGTTAAGAATTCTGCCGCGAAAGATTCAAATATCTTCCTACCAAAGTTGTTCTTTTTGGCTGTTTCAATGTCCTCTTTAAGAGCATTAATTTCGCCCTTTAAAGCACCTGCTACAATACCTTCAACTTTTTCAGCGGCCTTTTTAACAAAATCACGCTTTGTCTCGGCAATTAAAGCCTTGCCTTCTCTAACCAATTTAACTCGTTGCTCTACAACCGCTCGTTTATCGGTGTGGAATTCGTTAAGTTCTTTGGAAATGTTCTTAACAACAAAACTTTCCAACTTAGCGAAGTTTTCTCCACTAGCCTTGCGATCAGTACGAAGTTGTTTTACTTCGTTTGCAAGAGATTCGGTTACGAATTTATCAAGGATATTGGCATGTTCTTTGACAGATTTCGTATAATTTACACGACTGTCAACTAAGCCTTTTTTATCCTCGGCAAGTTCTTCAATTTCTACTTTAATTGCATCCGAAAGCATATTATCCATTGCTTCAACAATTTGAGATTTATCATGCTCATATCGTTGACTAAACTCCTCACGCAATTCGGCTTTCATAGCCTCTTTTTGCTCTGTAAGTTTAGAATCCCATGCTTCCTGGATGGATGTCCTTGCATCCTCGGAGAGTGCCTCGGAACCTAACAGGTCTTCTATTGCATTATTAGCCATTATATTTCTCTCCTACTTATTGAGTTCATTTATAAACCCAAGTATTTGTTTCTGTAAATGCGATTGAGCTCGCCTATCGTGCGTTGTCGCTTCTGCTAACCTAGTTAAAATATTAGCACCATTCATATTTTGCAAAGCCTCATAAATTGGCTTTGGATATGCATCTGGAGCACTCGGCTGAGCAACAATATCTACAGTTACAATTTCAAAATCACTAACTTTGCCTCCTTCGGAAACGTTACCGCTTCCTCTAGAACTTACACCAAGTTTAACACCTGATTCTAGCAAAGTCTTGACTATATTACCCATCGGCGTTGGTAAAATTTTAAGTTTACCTACGCCATCTGAGCCTTTCATACCCATTTCGGTTATCATGTGACTTACACGATCCAGATTAACCGTTAAATCGTCCGGATGATCTGCTTCGCCTAACACTGAAAACCCATGGTTAATTTTTTCCTGCAGTGATTGAACTGCGGAGGCAATTTCATTAATTGGGTAAACCCGAGAGTTTTGATTTTTAACATCACCTTGAATAAAAACGCCATTCATGAAAAGGTTCTTGTCAGATCCTTCACCTTCTGTGACAGTTTCTACGTTTATCGCGGCTTGTTCAAAACTCAACTTTTCAATTAACTTCATTGTTTATCCTTAAGAACCTATTGGGCTCTTTTTATTGTCTGCATGTTCTACATTGTCTGATGACTCTGACGAACCTTTAGGTGCTTTATTACCTGGCTGGTTGACATTTCCTGCTGTATCTTCGGAAACACTACCTACACCATGATCACCTTCGGATCCTGAATTAGCCATATTAACAGCCTTTCCACCCATATCATTTTTACCTGCTACGGGAGACTTTTGAGCTCCACCGTCGGCACCAACTGGATCACTAGGATCTTTAACTGCTACCATATTTGCGGCTTCTTCGATTTCTTCGAAATCTTCCTCAACTGTTTCAGCAACTCCGTCCTGCTCAACTGATTCCATTTCAGGCATTTCTTCTTCTGCATCCATGGCATCCATTGGCATTTCGTCGTCCATTGGTACTTCTTCTTCAGCACCACCGACTAATTCCATAAACTCTGCTTTTAAGCGATCTAATGCTTCTTCAGCATCTACGAACGCCTGGTCAACTTCTGGGTCGCCAGTTTCTTCGCCACCTTCGGCGTCGTCCATTGGCATTTCTTCTTCGTCGTCCATTTCGTCTTCACTATACATTTCTTCTGACTCAATTTCTTCTAAGTCCGAATCAACTGCATTAGTTACTTCGTCAGTAAAATCCTGTTCAGGATTCCTAACGATTGCTTCGTCTACGTCTTCTTTATCGTCTTTGTCTTCGTCTTTGCTTGCCTCATCTACTTGTTCCGAATCTTCGTCGACTTCTTCTTTCTTTTCATCAAGAATTTCGTCTTCAGTGACTTCATCTTCGGCAACGAGGTTCTCATAAATTCCACGAGCCTTTTCCACAAATACATCATGAAGAAGGTCGCTTGCTTTGTCCGTTTCCTCGTTTATAATGTATTCGAGGACCTTTTCTAATTTATCTCGTGTAGTCATAACAACTCCTATAACAAAATTGTTGTATATGTTTATTTAATATATGAAATCAAAAGTGTACTAAAACGGCTAAAAAACGGCGAGTTTTGGAAGATTTTTTATTATTTTTGAATTTTTATTGGTAAGCTCTGTAATTTTCTTTTCAAAAAGTGGGTAAAATTCATGTGTTTTTAACAGTGATCTGTCTGTTTTATTACTATTTTTAAGTGCCTTATGAAATTTAAATTCTTCTGCTAATCTAACTGCTATTAAAAATAACTCATAAATGTTAGTAAAATCGTCATAAACTTCTCCTATACGCATATTCTGACTAATCAAATCTGTCCTTATTTCGGCGTTGTTTATAAGTTTGTTAATAATAGCGTTATTATCAACCTCCTGTATAACACTATCAATTTCAATACCATTGTGGTCTCTTATATGTTTTTTATACATTTTAGTATGCTTAAACATATCTAAATTAGGGTAAATTAATGGATATTTTTCATATTTGTTAAGTCTAATATATGCATTAATTATACTCTTAACAACATTATAATCCAACTTTAAATTAAGTCGCTGGCTTAATAACATTACTTTATCAATATCTAAAATATCCATCATTGGCACATTTATTATTTTATCATGTTGTTGTAATATTGGAATAGCCTCAGGAGCTAATCCATAATTGTGTGGCCACGTAAATTCTAACATGTGATACAACATATTACTAATTGTACTAAAATAATCGTTGTCTGACCAGTCATTAATTATTTCTTTGTGCCCTCCCCCGTCGGTCCAACCTGGTATGTGGAAAAAACATCTATCCATAAAAATTTTTATGGCTTGTAATGAAAGTTCATGCATAGGATTTAAATAAACATTTATTACAAATCTATTGTCACTTAACAGTTGAACAATATCATCGTTATCAAATATTCTTCTAGCATGTATAAAATAAACTTGTTGTGTATCGGGAGGAAAATGTTTTTCAAATTGTAATATTTCATCAACTGTTATACGATGATTAGAACGAATACTATCGCCGGTGTCGTTAAAGTCCTGTGAGTACAATGATTCTATTGAACTACCGGAATCCCAATTAACACTTGAATCAATAGTCATTTTACTATCAATAAATTTTTCTGATTCAAATATATGTGTAAAACGATCTTCGGGATTAGCAAAATAAACTTGTGGGGAGGTTTGTAATATCCTACATAATAAATTTGCACTTACAAATGCAGGACCTGCAACAATAACATGATTTGACATTACTACATAGATTCTGGGGCCATAGGGCGTGAATAAATTTTATCAAAAAATTCTTTTCTTTTAATAAGATCTACTTTTTTAATCTCTTGCATTTTGCGTAATTTATTTAAATGTCGCAAAGTAAGTCTTACCTTACGAGTATCGCTTGGTTGTTGCTTAACTCGTTTATCTTCGTCGGCTTCATAAAATTCAAATATTTTCATTGTACTGCTCCTGGTTCTGGAGGTGGCGGTTGTTCCGCTCCTGATATCGGACTTTCG